CAACAGCTGCTCCAGAACCAAGCAAGACCGCCCCTCGCGCACCAGCACGAAGCATTGTTCCTGAGACTGTTTTTTTTAAAGCTTGGGAAGCGCCTGCTCTTGCCATGCCTCTCGCACCACGTCTGCTACCCTTGTAAATTTTTCGACCTGTATAAGCAACTGCACCTGCTGTAGCCACATCGCCTACAGCTTCCATCACATTGTTGGAACCAAGATCATTGAGTGTCTCAGCCAAAGATTGAATAGGTCCTGTCAGCTTTGCATCAGCAAACTTTTCCCAAGCTGTATATAAATTGCGCATAGCTCCTGCCGCATCATTCGCGGCACGCGCTGAATCTTTGATGGTTGTGGTACCATCTGCTTGAACATCCATAAACTTATCAAACAACGCAACTTTGCCAGTTCGCTGAAATTCAGATGCTGCCGCATTGAATGCGCGCATGGCTTCTGCGTCGAAAATGGTGGACAGCAATGTTTTTTTGCCCTTGGTTTTCTCAATGATCTCAACCATCAATTCATTGATGGGGCGCAGTACATTTTTACCTTCTTTTAATGCCTCTGCATCAAAGACTTGGATGCCACCTTTTTGTAGTTTTTCAACTTTTGATTTGTCACCCAAAGTACGCAAGGTCGCTTCAAAAGCTGTTGCTGCCATTTCCGACGAGCCTGTGCCCATGCGAATAACCTGCAATGCGGCTCCCATCTCTTTTAATGCATCCGTGCCTTTGCGACCCATTGAGGTGTAAGCTGTAACCACGCGAGGGCCAAGCGCTGCAAGGTTAGCCAATGTAAACGCACCTTCTTTACCTTGCACATTCAGCGTATCCAAAGTTGTCAGCACTTGTGTTGGGTCTTTGATATCCATCTTCTGGAACTCAGCCAGAATGCCACCAATGGCAGAGCCTGATGCGCCTGTAGCCTGAATCGCTAGGCCAATGTTTTTGATATTATTCCTTGCAAAATCAAGGTCGCCTGTTTTTTCGACAATTTCCTCGATTGCACCAGTGATTTCACTGGGGTCAACGCGAATATCAGGTGATTGTGAAACATCATAAATCTCACCTTTGAGTGCATTCATGTCTGCCGTTGTTTTATTGGATTGAATACCAAGTCGCGTAAACCGCCGCTCTAAATCCATCACTTGTTTGCCAGCAATCGCTAAACCTCCTCCTGTTAAAAGAGCGGTGTAACGATTACCCATGCGGTCGATGCCTTTACCTAGAGCACGCGCTGACTTATGCATCATGTTCATATCACGCTGCGACGACCTGCTCATACGATGTATAGCTCTCGAGTAACGCTTAGCTCGGGCTTCAAGGTTGCCTGCCATGTCAATGATAATCGATGTTTTCATGCTCATGATTTTGGCGATAGCTCCTGTGTTATTTTCAATAATCTTGGCAAGGTCAAACTTTCAACCTCACCCTTGGACCAATGCAATCTTGATGATACGAAAGGTGTTATCTCAGTCAGCCACTTCGCCAGTGGCATCATTTCGCCCCAAGCTTTCTATTTCCTTGGCAATCGCTTGATCCAAGTCATCCGATGCTGCATCAAGCAGGGCATAATCCTCACCTGAAAGCTTGCCTAACATCTCCAAACTTAAAGGTCCTGGTATATCACCAATGCTTTTGATTTGGCGGCGCAAAATCTCTGCACCAAGCCTCGACGGGCTTTGCACCAACACAGGACCTTCCTGTCCATAAATAAGTTTTTCAGAATCTTCAGCTGCCTCAATTATTGGCCCCGAATCTAGCGACTCTAACACCGCTTTTTTTTGGGGAACATCACCAAGCTTTAAGCCTTTCGTGAGCGGAACCTCAATCCTAGCCATTAGGCTGAGACCTCATCACAAGAGATGCCTTCAAACTTGGCTTTAATTTCACCCGCAACCAAGGTTGCTTCACCCGTGCACCAGGCATGGCGCAGCACATGCATACTGCCCACATCTGTTTCAAAGGTGATGTCCACATCTGTGAGGTCATTGATGGCTTTAACACTGACACCTGCTTTTTGCACAACAGTGCATTCCACGGATGGCACACGATGCTCGGTTGTGTGGCCTGCAACACCTTGGTCATCGGTGACACCGGTTCGTTTTTCAGTACCGAAATCAAGGGTTGCCCCTTGTTTGGTGCGCAATGCACCAAGTGCGGATGTTGAAATGGTGGCACGACCACCGACTTGGTTACTCATAATCTACTCCCTTAAACTCTGAATTGAGACAGGTTCGCAAAGGTACGAAGCTGATTCACTAAATTGGGTTGATCGACAACATTGACACGGTTGGGGTTGGCTGGGTCAATTTCGACAGCCAGCGTGGCCGCATAACCCTCAAAATCTTCCATCAAACCCGCATCCACCTCGCGTTGATATACTGCGCGCATGGTTTGTTTGATATCCTTGGGTCTAGCTAAGGCTTGACCAGGGATAAGCGGTTGCGAATCCATTGCCAATTTATGACGTGGATAGCGCAAGCCGATTTCGGCACGCACGTTATAACGATGAAGCTCCAATGTTTCTGGTGTATTCACATAAAGGTATGCTATGTCGTCCACCCCTGCAGCATTCTTCTGATACTGGGTGATTGCCGCTTCAATGCGGCATAATCCCGCGTCATCAACGGTAAATGTCGAAATCCCGTCAAACAAAGCAAGGTTGCGTTCAGTATCTGCCCAGCGTGCGGTCAAGCTTGGTGCCAACATGCCTTTGAGCACCAAAGTTTGCAGTGGTCTAGCAGGGTCAGTCGCTAAACTCTTTGATGCGGTTGCACAATAAATTGCAGCAATCATACATGGTTGAGTAGGGCTATCTTGTATGCCAAGCACAGATACATGTGCAGAGTTGCGAGCCGCGCCAAAAGCAAGAGATGCGGCATGGCTTGCTTTGTATGCCGAGAAAGCACGGCCGCCAATTTGCTTCATTGCTGAATAACGGTCATCAAGGTCGGCTTCAAGTTTGACCAAGTTGGCTGTGTCAGTGTAAGGCATTGCCAACCAGCGATACCATTCGCTGCCCATTGCCGCAATCGCAACCGCAAGGTCTGGGTTACCTGAGCCGCCAGCCATTGAAGTGATGGTTGCGGTTACACCAGACGGTGTTTTTTCTTCATAATAATTAAGCTGCAAATCAATGTCATTGCCACACTCGCCTTTGTGTTTTGCAGTGATAGTGACCGTGCCTGCAGTATTAGCTGCGGTTACAGGAAGTGTAGTGTCGGCAGCAATTGCCGCGACGAGTGCATCACCAATCTGGGTGGCTGTATCGCCTTTACCAACACCGACTTGAACGCGCTGTCCGCCCACATACAGATTGAGCGTTCCAGCCAAGGTTGCAGGACCAGTCAAGGCAACCGTACCCGTTGCGACAACACCCGCTGCATTATCATCCAATGCAATCGCCCAAGTTTCAGTCCAAGGGTCAATGTCCATGGCATGCTGACACATGCCCGCAAGCATGGAACCACGCCCAAAGGCATCTTCAGCGATTTGACCAGGGGTGATGCGTGTGGGTACGCCTTCAGCCACATTGCCTGCTGCGAGTCGCTGACCGATAATTAAACGCTTAAAACTTGCAGAAGCCAAACCTGCGAGGGATGCGTCGAACTCAACAAATGTGCCGGGAATCCGCAAAGCTGCGGGAATTTGTGAAAAAGCAATGCCTGTCATAGCGCACCTCCATCCTTATTTTTTTTTGTTACATCAAGAACATCACCATCGGCAATGCGGCGCATCCAATATGGCGTGCGTGGTTTTATTTCGCCTTTGGCAGCCAGTGGGCGACGCGTTTCTGGGTCGCGCACCGTGATGCCTGCATTGGCAGGTTTTAGTTTAAAAGTTTGTTCGCTCATTGTGGCAAGCTCTCCTCTATTACAATTTCGGGTTCTGTATCTGCATCAAGCTGTGATTCAGCATGAAACGTGATAAATGGTGCTGGGCTTGGATCTAAAACATCCTCAAAATAAAATGGGCCAACCTTCAAGGTGCCTGAGATAAAACCATAAGGCGCATCCAGCTGAGCAGATTGGCGAAAGCGACCGAGCACAATGCGTGCGCCAGATACCTTGCGAGCAAACGAACGAATTTCATCAATCATGCTGAGTTCGGCTTCTTCAATGGCTGAGGGAGAAGCACTTTCTGTCAATTCAATTTGACCGACCAGCAACACATCAAGTGTTTCTTCATCGTTTTCATCGGCATTTAAACCTTGGCTAATCAGAGTATATACACCCTTGGTAATATCGGCTCGGTCACGATCAGCAAAGTCCTTAAGCTCTCTCGTGACGATGCGGTCAGGAGAAGCAGCTGCCAATGCAGACTTCAAGCTGTCTAAGATTAAACCGTATTGACTCATAATCTCGCCTCAGCCATGCCTGATTGGGCTGACAAGTGCATAATCTCATGCACACGGTCTTCCATATTTTCGAAGGTTCTTTGGGCGAACCTGTTGGCGGCAATACCCTTTTTGGCAATGCCTCGCGCAATCATAAACGCAAGGTCGCGTTCGGTTCTTCCCTGATCTGGCACGATATGCTTGATTCTTATCCACTCTTGAATGGATTCAAGGGGAGGAAATGCGCCGGGAGGTGTACCCTCATGCACAGCTTCTGCGTATTCAGTGGTGGGTACAACCTCATAAGACAAACGACCATGACGAATGACGGTGATCGAGTTGGTCAACAAACTAAAGGCTTTGGGAACTTCTTTTTTCTCATCACGAGATACTTCAAGGGCTCCACGACGAAGACCCTTGCTCAGGTGACGCATCATCACATCAGGTGCTCGTCTGAAAGGCTCTTCAATATCTTTGGCTATCGACAGTTGAATGTTCAACATTGTGCCTGCTCCCGAAAAGATGCCATCAACTGCTCAAACAAAGCTGCTGGCGTTCCATTCTTGGGTGCTGAATTTAAACCATCGCGCAACTGCGCTGGTTTTTTGATATTACGCATAGACAACTCTTTCATGGCTTCAGCTTGAGCTCTAAGCAATAGCAGTCCTTTGTCTTCTGGCTTTACCGTGGTCTGAGAAGCTACGCCATCACCGATGGTATGGCTGGCATAATAATAGAAGCTAAAAACTGAACCTATATTATTGATTTGAGCCTGTGTTGGAGCAGGCGACAAGATAATCGTGCGGGCATCAGGGTCACCTGCTGCGCTTAAACGGGGTAGTTTACCAGGGTAAGATGCTTGCCATGGCTTATACTGACTTAGTTGAGAAACGCCCCAGTCCGACATTTTAGGCATCATCATATTGTTAGGGGCATCATATTCCGACTGCCCTGAAATAAGCTGAATAGAAGCTTTAAGCGTACGGCGACGAAAAC